TTCTGAGATCTCAAAAGGTCTTGGCGTAGACCAGATGGACCCCGACACATTGATGACGGTGTTTCTCGGGGCAGCAAAGGGTGCATACAGCAACGTGGTTGCCGCTACCTGGAGTGCAAGATCTGCTATTGCTAAAGAGGAACGTGTTGCTAACCAGCGCGTTTTGCTTCAGCAAAGAATTCAAGATGCTTCAATGAGCCAGCAGCAAATCATGGATTCGCTGTATCAAGGCCTCTGGACTACTAACAACTACACAACTGCTGCCAAAGTCACTGAGGCTGCAGTCAAGATGCACGCTGATGCTCTCTTTTCACGCGAAGACGTAAACGGTCTGATTGCACTTTCTCAGAGCTATAAAGTACGCAATGCTGATGGCACCTATAACAAAGGAACTAAGTTTGCTGACATTCCTGAAGGTGACTACATCATGCAAAAGATCGATGACTTGCAGACAAATGCAAGTAACCGGTCTTCACAAGCTCTTGCAAAGCTCAAAGACGATTATTATCGCCAACTGATCAACACTCCTGATCAAGCTGATAGGGCTACGCTTACACAGCAATTCAAACCGCAGTTTGAAGCAATTCAAGGCGGTGCAAAGGTTTACCAGTCTCTTGCAAGAGATCTGAGCTCAACCAAATCATCTGCTGACCAACTTGTTTTTGAGGGTATCCTCGAAGATCAAATCCGTGATGGTCTAATTGGTAGCCCAGAAACGGTTGATAGGCTCGAAGCTCAAAATCAGATCAGCCCAGAAGGTGCTGACCGTCTAAACGAGCTCTTCAATGAAAATGGTAAGCCCCTAGAAACAGAGCAAGAAGACCGTATTGAAGCCCGTATTGACGGGATCATGCAGGACTTTAGAACTGCTACTGGCCTATCTAAAGATAAGGTTACTGGTGAAATCTCCATTAGCACAAGTTCACTCTTTGCTAACGCAGCTAACGCTGCTGCGGTTACCGAAGGTCTGGAATATGGTCTTCTTGCAACTGCCCGTGAAGCTTTTAGGCAAGCCGAGGGTTCTAATAACGCTCGAATGATTGCGGCCGTAAAGGCGATGCAATCTTACTATCAGGATAATGTCCTTGATCCTAATGGTGCATATCACATCCCCCGTAATCTGCTGCCTGGAGAAAAGCCTCCTGGTACTCAAACAGATTGGCGGGCTGTGGAATCGTCAAAAAATAAGACCCGTGAGCGTCTAAACACACTTGCTCGTCAGACGGGGCGTTTGATGATGCCTTACGGGGGCATTGGCCTAGATAGCCGTAACCCTGTTCAGTTCCACGGAGATATAAATGTTGACGGCAGTTTTAACGTTGATCCTCAAACTCTCAGGGGCAACTTTAATATGCGTCGGGGCGATCAACTCTTTACACCTGATACTGCTGCAGCATATCGCCAGCACTATCTTGACACCGGAGCCCTCCCAGACGCTTTCGTCCGAGTTGCCCAACAACTCCAAATCAACCCCAAAGTTTTATTCAATCACCAACTTAGGTCTCATGGTTTAGATGAGGTGGTTGATATTCCAACCTTCCAACCTGTAAGTGCAACCGGCGGTGACTTTACCAGCGCTCGAGAAGGGATGCAGTACCTGATTAGCAGGAATGTCCCCATTCGTGGCGCAGCCTTTCTTGCCGGAAACATTCAACAGGAATCAAGTTTCATTGGCCAACGCCCCTACTGGGTTTTGGATGATGGTGCTGGCCGCAATGGCGGTTTGGTTTCCTGGAACCGTGGACGCCTTGCTCGAGCTGAGGCAGCCCTTGGCCGACCTCTGAGCTTGGTATCTAACAAAGAACAACTTGATTACATGCTTAAAGAGCTTGAGACCAGCTATCCGCAGGCTCATGCCATCTTTATGAACGAACATGCCACAGATCGACAGTTGATGCGAGCGTCAATGATCTACTGGGGCTATGGCGAAGAGGGCGATCGTTTCCAGTACGCCCGAGATTTACTTAACTGAGGGTGAGCCCTAAAGACTATGGCACAAGAGCCTTTTGGCGTAGAAAATAGGGAGTTTTGGCGTGAAGAACATTACGACAAAATTCCCAAGCATGGACCTCCAGTTCCTGCACAACCTGAAACTCCTACTCCTCCTACACCTGACACACTAGAAGAGGAAGCTGCACAAGCCAGTGAACTTACTCCTGGTGATGTTGCATACGACAAATCAATTACAGCTTCTGAACAAGAAGAGGGCATTGTCACACAGATTGGCAATGCTCTTGGTTATGTAACCAGTTCTGACCTTACTTCTGATGCACTAAATGCCCTGGCTGCAGGAGCTAATCAGCTCAGTGGTGGCCGTCTGCAAGGCCTTGATGATTTCATTCAAGGCGCTGAAGAACAGCGAGAATCGCAAGCTAGGTTAAACGAACAGCTTGACGCTCGTCGGGCTGCAGGCGAAATGAGTCCTGTCGAGCAAGCTCTCGACACAACAGCCAACGTATTAGAAGGTGCGGCAGGTGGCCTTGAAGCAGGCATTGCTATGCCCTTCACTATCGCCGCTCGTCTTCTTAACCAAGATGCACCATGGGCTGATCCTCCAGAAACGCTGAAAAATTCACCTCTTGGTGAAACCGTTTTCAAAACTGTAGAGATCATCGCTCCCACTCTGCTGACTGGCGGCGTTGCCGGTAGCGCTGGTTTGGCTACTAGCGGCACTGCGGCACTAGCTGCAGAATCCGCTATGGAAACTGCAACTCAACGCACTGCTGAGGACTTGATCGCTGGCCGAACGATTGCCAGAGGATTTGGTGAGATTGCTGACTACCTCGGCTTTGATGGTGCTCAACTCACCCGCGAAATGATCGAGGGTGGCACTTTCGAAGGTGAAGCTGCAGTTGCAGTTGCAGGTTTCTTCCAAAACCTTGGCATCAATATCGGCTTTGATCAGCTTGTCAAACAGGTTGCAAAGCACTTGCCTAAGCGTGGAGAGATTGTGCCTACTGGCTCTTCTGACCTCGCTGCTGACATTACTGAAGAGGAACGTCTTCTTCTCAAGCCTGGTATCCCGCCGTGGCTGCGCCCAGGTACGGCTAACGAACTGCCGTCTGGACAGAAGATGCTTCAGGGCGGTGGCAAGTTCGACCGTGCTGCAGAGATCCTTCGTAAGGACGTAGAAGAGGTTGAAGTCAGAATCCTTGACGACGTTACTCAGCGTCCTCAGGACCGCTTCCATGAGCCTCATGAGCAAATGGAGGTCGATACTGATGTTCAGGTCAGTAAGCCTTCAGAAGGCAACTCTGTCATTTCAGACGAGGCTTTTGTCCAACAGGCAATTAAGCTCGACCCTGACTCTCCTGGCATCCGTCAAGCTGCAGGCCTTGCTGCTGATGGTCTGACGGATACCCAACGCAGTTATTTCACTAGCTACAGCGGTATCACTGACAGGAAGTACGTTGTCAAAGCTATTGAGGAGCTGACAAAAAACATTGACCGCTTAAAGAAGTTCCCTGACGACTACAACAAAATGGCGGCACACGTCGCTACTTGGTGGAAGGACAACTACCCGCTTATGGGTCCAAATTTTGGTGATGTCATACGCAACGCATATCGTGATTTTGCATTGCCGATGGATCCCAAAGTTAGCCGTCAAGGTCTTGATGATTTAGGTATTCCTTGGGAACGACAAATTCGGGAACAACTTGGCTTGACTGTAGAGGGGATGGGTGCCTATTCCATGCTTCTTGAGGAAGGGGGTATTCGTTACTCCAAACTAGCCACGACTCTCAAAAACCTCGAAGCAAACGGAATCGACTTTACTGATGTGATGGAGACATTTGTCTCCTTCTCCGAAAAAATGGATCTCGTAGCCATTCCTCTACGTCGTGCTAAACGCTATTGGGGCCTCGGAGGTCACTCTCTCCAAAAGCTTTTCCAAGAAAGCGTCACGAAGGAAGATCCTTATCGCTCCTTTACCCGACGACGGGCTAATAAGCTAGAGGATCCTCACTTCAATGTTGATTTTGAAGAGCTTAACCAAAAAGCTGTTTCTGTTGTCCATGACGATGGTCACTTTGAATCAGTAAGGGAACTTTGGACTCGCTATAAAGATGGAGATTTAGATGCGGGTAAAACTCTCAAGACATATATTGAGTTTGTTTCCCACACTAACCCACGAAAGTCTTATGGACATATTGTCAATTTGACTGATGTTCTTCAGAAACAGCTTGCATTAGGCAATTCTGAAGCTCATAAAAACTTGTTTTATGCACAGATGTTGCACTCAGCAGACCCTCAAACTGCCTCTGCTGCATCGTCTATCGCACAAGTCATCAGCGAACCTATTGGCCATTTGTTCAGCCCAATCATGCGTGGGCAGCTTAACAAGACTGGTGTACGCGAAATGCTCTATGGCATGGGTCAATTCAGCGGTTTGATGAGCGGAATCAATCAAGGCCGTAAGGCTGCGATGAGGATGATCTTCGATGGAAAGTTGACTAACTCTCCACAACGAATCGAAATGAACGCTAAGACGTTCAAGGATCATCAAGAGCAAATCAGAAATCTTACCCGTGGGGCGCTACGAGAACTCGAAGCAGATAAAAGCCTCGGACCTTCAAAGCGAGCATTTAAGCGAATTGCAATCGCATATAACTATCACCTTCAGGTAGCAAGTATGCACCCTGTTGTGCAAGCTGGAACTCGTTTCCTTACTGCACAGGATCAAATGCTCATGATCACCAAAGCTCATCAGGAGGCCTCAGCACGCGGCTTTGTGAAGGCATTTGATGACGGCAAAATTAAAGGTTTTGGAGATAAAGAAACTGTTGCTAATTACGTTACTCACGAGCTTGATAAAATCTTTGAAGATGGCATTAGGCATGGCGTAATTACTGACGGCGAAGTCTTGGAGGCTGCTAAAGGGATTACTATGCAGCGCAGTATCCCAACTGCGGCAGAAGTAGCTCAGTACAGGCCTGAAGGAACTATTGCTGGCAAAGTCGCGTTCTCAGATAGCGCTTTCCGTGCTCTCGATCGTGCAAGTAAAGACGATAAGCTGTTCCGCTACTTTAACCCATTTGTGCGGGTCGGCTACAACTTTAATGACCAAATCGCTCGTGGCATGTATGGCCATTTAAGCGCTGTAGGTATGGGCGATCTCTTCCCAAGATACCAAGCAATTTTGCGTGGAGAAATGGGTCCTGTGGCTGAAATGCAGCTCAAATCCCAAGTGGCTTATACGCGCCTTGCGTTTATGGGCAACGTCGGTATGGCTCTTAACGGCCTCTCCACTGGCTACAACCCGCCTGAAGGTCTGCCTCGGGAGTCGTTTATTGTCCCTGCTCCATGGACTGACAAAGGATATTACGCAATTTCTCACGCCCGTATTCAGCCTTTTAGTGCCGGCATATCACTCACTGCTGACTTAGTTCAAGCCTTCCAGCGGGGTCTTATGACACCTGCTGATTATACGCGAGAACTAACTGGGGTTATTACGTCTCTGTCGGCTGTCATGTTGGATCAAAGTTTCTTCAACAACTTCCAAAAAATGACAGAGACCTTTAACCTTGAAATGATTTCCAAGGGTTTATGGTCTAAAACTTTGGCAGATATGTATATTGCCGTTCCGAATCCTGCAGCGCTTACCCGCGAATGGTTCGACGTCATTCAGCCATATACAACGTACAACATGGACCCCCATAATCCTCTTATTGATCACTGGAGGCGTGTTGTCGGCCGTTATTTCGGCGGTATTGGTAACCCTGTACGCATCAATCGCTATACAGGACTGCCTGAAACTAAGAACGCACAAGGCGATTTGCCTTACTTTGCCCTAGTCGCAGCCAACCTAGCTTCAACTCTTGGCTATCCAGGCAATATCAACCTTGTTCCTGACCCTAATAATCCCATTATTAAGGAGATGCACGATATTGGGTTCCAAACCCAGGCTCGTAGCTTTAGCCAAATCAATGGATTTGAGCTGACTCCTACTGATATGGCTAATATCGACAAGCTTTGGTATGAGCTTGGCGGTAACCAGCAACTAAACAGCTATATCAAGGGTAAAGAATACCAATCTCTCAAAAGCGCTTACCTAGCCGCTCGTGAGACATCTGGAGGTGGTGAGCAAGCCGAAAATCTTCGCAAAAAGCTCCACCACGCAATACTCCATCAGCACAATATCGTCCGTCAGCAAGCATTTAACTATCTTCTGGACCCACCACCAGGGGAAGCTACTGACTACACCTACGAATTACAGCAGCGTTATTACAACGATCGAAATCCAGAGAATGTTCTGGAGCAACTTACTCAATAGCAACCTCTGAATAGATGGCTGTAACTCAAAATACATACACAGGGGACGGTTCTACCGTCCTTTTTTCATTTACGTTCCCATATCTTGCCACCACTGACATTAAAGTTAGTGTTGACGGCACTGAAACAACTTCATACTCCCTAGCCAACGCCACAACTATTCAATTTTCTGCCGCTCCTGCTAATGGCAGTGCGGTTCGTATCTTCCGTGATACCAACGTAGATACACTTTCTGCTGAATTTTTCTCAGGATCAGCTATTCGCGCAAATGACCTGAATAGCGACTTTAATCAGGTTCTCTACAGTACCCAAGAAACTGTAAACCGCCGTGTGGAAAGCACAGGTGGTGACATGACCGGCGACCTTACAATGGTCAACGCCGACATCGTGTTCGAAGGCAGCACTAATGACTCGAACGAAACGACGCTTACTGTCGTTGATCCTACTGCTGACAGGACAATCACACTGCCTAATGTCAGCGGAACTGTCGTAACTACTGGCGATACCGGCACTGTTAGCACTGGTATGGTTGCTGATTCAGCGATCACATCAGCCAAAATTGCTAACGGCACTATTGTCGATGCTGATGTTGCTAACAATGCTGAGCTAAGTGTAAGCAAACTGCAAGATGGCTCACCTCGGCAACTTCTCCAGACCAACACTGCTGGTACTGGGGTCGAATGGACTTCTAACGTCGATGTTCCTGGCTCTCTTGACGTTACCGGAGCTACCACCCTTGATAATGGCCTGTCTGTAACTGGCAACATCGGTGTTTCCGGCACTGTCGATGGCCGTGACGTTGCTGCTGACGGCACCAAGCTGGATGGCATTGAATCTGGCGCTACTGCTGATCAAACTGCTGCTGAAATCCGCACTCTTGTCGAGTCTGCGTCTGACTCTAATGTCTTTACTGATGCTGACCACAGCAAACTAAACGCTATTGAGGCGGGGGCTACTGCTGATCAAACAGCATCTGAAATCCGTACGTTAGTTGGCAGCGCTAATAATAGTAACGTCTATATTGACACCCATCATGCAATTTTAGATGGGGCGACTGTTAATACTAACGAGCTTAATACGCTCGATGGCATTACGGCTAGCACTGCTGAGCTAAACCAGCTTGACGGTAAGAGCATTTCCTCAACTCTTACTCCAAGTAACGCTAATGACATTCCGACAAGCTCTGCAGTCAACAACTTTGTCTCTGGGCTTCTGAATGCTCTTGGTGGTTTTGTTGCAATCACCAATGAAAACAGCTTTCCTACCTCGAACCCTGACCCTAGTGACAATGCAGGCACAATTGTGTCTATTGCCGATGCTGGCGGCATGGTTATCAACAGCAGCGGTGTTGGAACAGGTCAAACTACTGCTGGAACTACCGTCACTATCAATGGGTTTCCTGGCAGCCTACAAAGCACTACGTTGGGAGTCGGTTTAGGCCTTCAAGTTCAAACCACAAGCACTCTCAACACTTACACCTACCACAAACTCATTGCAAAAGAAGCTGACGTAAAGCAGCTTAGCGATGACATTAACGATTTTCAGGCACGTTACCGGGTCTCAAACACCGCTCCAACCACTGATTTGGACGAAGGCGATCTCTGGTATGACAAAACTGCCAACAAAATGAAGGTGTACGACACCAGCACTTCTGCCTGGAAGGAAGTGCAGTCTGTCGGAAACTTCTTCATCAACACCATTAGCTCTTCGGGCGCTACTGGAGGCGGCTCAGCCACGTTTAACGGGTCTGCTTACCGTTTTACCCTTAGCAATGCCCCTCAGAACGCTCAACAGCTTCTTGTAAGCGTTAATGGTGTCATTCAAAAGCCCAATGCTGGCACAAGTCAACCGTCCGAGGGCTTTGCTCTCGACACTAACGACATCATCTTTGCGGCTGCGCCTGCAACTGGCTCTAATTTCTTTATTGTTACTGTCGGTTCTACCGTAAACATCGGTGCTCCTAGTAATAATACTGTCAATGCTGCCCATATTATTGACGGTTCTATTACTAATGCTGAAGTAAGCGGTAGTGCAGCCATTGCTCAAAGCAAGCTCAACCTAAGCATCACCAACGCAGAAGTAAATGCTTCTGCAGCCATTGCGTCGTCCAAGCTGGCTAAGCCTATTGACTTTGCTGACGGTGAAAAGGCGCGGTTTGGTACTGGCAATGATTTAGAGATTTATCACAGTGGCACCAATTCATTTATTGACGACACTGGAACAGGTCAGCTTGCTATTCGCAGCAGCGATATTTCTTTTGAAAAATACACAGGCGAGCAGCTTGCTAAATTCACTGCTGATGATAGTTGTCAGCTTTACCATAACAACGTTAAAAAACTTGAAACCAAACCAGACGGCATTGACGTAACTGGCGAAGTTCAGTGCGACAGCTTGGATGTTGATGGTAGCTCTAGTTTTGCTGGAGCTAATGACACGCAAATCAACTCTACAGGTTCGTTGTTTATTAAAACAAAAACCTCTGGAGAAGGCGTTTACATTGGTCGAAATGGTCCTGGCGACTATCAAGCTTATTTGAGTGCAAACGACGGTTCTGCTGAGTTTGCTGGTAACGTCTACTCAGAAGACTCTTTCCAGCTTGGCGCAGGCATCAACAGGCAGTTCAAACTTGACTTTAACAGCGGTAATTGGACTGAATCAACGTTTAATGTCAAGGAATTTGATTCTAACGGAACTGCATATACTCGACTAAGTATTGCAGGTAGCGGTACTTCTAGTTCTACGGCCACCTTTAATGGCAATCTGGTGTCCCAGGTAAATGATTCGGGGACAAGCGTAGATGGTGTTGACCAGTTAATCCTTAGAAACACAAACAATGGTGGTAACACCCTTGCTGGAATTCGTTTCGAGGCAAGCTCTGCTTCGGGCTCAGACTATTTTATTGCTCACAAAAAACATGCTAGCGGCAGTGGCGCTGACCTGATCGTTCAGCGTGGTAGCAATGAGCGCTTGAGGTTTATCGAGTCAGGCGGTATTGCCTTTAACGGCGACACAACTTATGCAAACGCTCTCGACGATTATGAAGAAGGCGCGTGGACGCCAACTGCGAGCGGTGGTCATACTGGAATTTCCGTAGATACCGGTAACTGCGTTTACGTTAAAGTTGGCAGGATAGTACATTTGACTTTTGAAATATATTACCCAAGCGGACTTAGTGGTTCTACTTTCCAAATAGGGGGAGTTCCTTTTCAAATTGACGAAGAAACCACAGGCTCGGTCATGCTTAATAGCGTTAATTTTCCGAGTAATAGATCAATGGTGACTTTGTATGGCAACAACAGCATTCTGCGCATGTATGGGTCAGGCCATGATACGGCTTGGGGAGGCCTTAGTGGCAACAATGTTACTACCAATGCTTCAATTATTGGCAGCATAACTTATCGATCGACGTAAATATAGCCCGCGACTGCACAAAACTACGCCTAAACCTATTTCGTCTGGAGGACGTTCTTAATGGCTATTACAAAAAGACTCGAATACAAAGAAGAGATTCTACCTAATCAAACTATCCAAATCCGTACCACCACTGTGGTCGAAGAGGATGGTGTCGAACTGGCTCGCAACCATCACCGCCACGTTGTCTGCCCTGGCGACGACGTGAGCGGCGAAGTAGCAGAGGTGCAGGCAATCGCGTCTGCCCTCTGGACTGATGAGGTCATTGCCGCATATCAGGCTTCTGTTGCACCCGCACCCGGAGGTGAGTGATGGGACTTACTCAAATTCAATCCGAAGGCATTGGCGACGGTGAAGTCAAAAGTGCTGATCTAGAAAACTCAGGTGTTACCGCCGGTACTTATGGCAGCTCGTCTGCTATTCCGGCGATCACCGTTGATGCAAAGGGGCGGATTACTTCCGCCTCTACCAATAACGTCAACATCCCAGCAGGTGTTGGAGGTGCCAATGGTGTTGACTTTAACGACAACGTTAAGGCACGGTTTGGCGCTAGTAACGACTTAGAGATTTATCACGACGGCAGTAACTCTTACATAAACGAAGTAGGAACTGGCGGCTTAATCGCTAAAAGCGGTGATATTTATTTGAGAAACCCATCTGACGGTGACATGGTTCACGCTCAGTCAGGTGGATACGTCAAGCTGTATCACGCTGGCAATGAAAAACTTGAAACCAGAAGTAACGGCGTAAGAGTCACCGGTCGTGTTGAATTCAACGGAAGTAATGGCCGTATTGAATATAACAACACAGCTAATACTTTTGAGTTTTTCACAAGTGGCAATAAAGTCGCTGAATTTCTTTCAAGTGGTCACCTTGTTCCGGGACTGAATAACACCTACAATTTAGGTATAAGCAGTTACAAATGGAAAGACGGTTATTTTAACGGTAATGTCTACGCCAGTTACTACGAAGCGGACGGATCATTTAGGGCTAAAAACTTAAACGGTGGCATTTACCTTGGAGATACTGCCGGTGGTTTTGGTTCTGCTTGCGCTATTGCTAGAGCACAGCAAACTAGCTATCACGCCAGCGGTTCACAAGTCGGTGACTTGGTAATTGGTGCAGAGTATCAAAAATCTATTCTTTTTGGAACAACAACTAGCACTTCAGGCGGTATCCATGGAAGATGCCGTATTACTGACGCAGGCCATTTTGTACCTGTAAATAATAACCAATTTGATCTAGGTACTTCTTCTCTCCGCTGGCGCAACCTTTACACCAACGACCTTAACCTCAGCAATGAGGGCAGCACCAATGATGTTGATGGCACCTGGGGTAGCTGGACCATTCAGGAAGGCGAGGACGACCTGTTCTTGCTGAACCGCCGTAACGGCAAAAAGTACAAGTTTAACCTTACGGAGGTTAGCTGATCATGGCTATTAACTTTGCAACTGGTGGTACTCAATCTCGTCCTGCTGGTATAACCAACAATGAGTATTTTGAAAATTACACATCGCGTTGGCTTTACAGTAGCCCGTCTGGAGCGTGGAGAACTGGACCCGGAAATTTAGGCAACGGCACCATAAACCTAACTTCTACAGATAGTGCTTCCCGGCATCTTGTAACAGTCCACATGAATTTTGGACATATCGATACCTGGACGCAGCCAGCCTTTTTAGTCCAGTACAGAATTGGCTCAGGATCTTGGTCAAACATTGGGGGTGCTGGTCAAATTCTTTGGCTAAGTGGTCGCCATGGCGCTCACGGTGTTGCTTCTTTGCAGCATTTATGGTGGCCCAACAGCACAAGCAATGTTGCTTATAGAATCAAGTTCACTAGCCAGAACTCAGGCGATTACATCAGGCTAAATTACGGCAACCTGAGCGGTGGCTACGATAATGGTTCGGAGCAATCTCCAACATCTTCCGTTCTTATTCAGGAGTACAGAGTATGACTGTTTCGGCCAACGATTACATCAGTGAAGCTTTGCAAAAGCTTTACCCAAATACTCCTTTCAGCATCGAAGACGAGGATTTTTCTACTCTCGTATGGGAATCGGAAACTACTCCGCCAACGCTGTCAGAGGTTCAGGCAAAAGCGCAAGAACTTTTTGATGGCAGATTCGTTGCTGCTCTTCGGCTAAGGCGAAACGAACTTCTTGCTGAGACTGATTGGTGGGCGTCTTCTGACCGCACCATGACTGCTGAGCAAACTGCCTACAGGCAAGCCCTGCGAGATCTGCCAGCCAACACCACTGACCCAGAAAATCCTACTTGGCCTACTAAACCATGATTACCCTTATCCGCCCTGTCCTGTTTTCTTTTCTAAAATCGGACAAAGTAAAAATTCTTATTGTCGATTTGCTGGCTAAATTGGCGGAGCAAAGTGAAAATGACATCGATGATAAAGCTGTTGAATTTATCCGCAACGGCCTATTTCCTGCAGGTAAGTGATACCTGAACCTCTGGAACTGCCGGACACAAGCCTCCCTGAGCCCCTTGTTTTACCCCGTCCGGTACTAGAGATGCCAACCATTGATTTGCCCTCTTACAGGCCCCTTGTAGTGCCTCCTGAGGGCTTGCAGCCTGGCGGTAGTGGCGGCGATGCAAAAGAGGAAGAAGATTCTTCTGCTGCTAAGCCGCCTGTAGTCCCTATCAAGCCTCCAGAAATCCAATACATCGATCTGCCAGGTACTGAGATCGAAGTGCCTTTGCCTACTGGTGAAATCTTGGCAACTGCTGGTACGACAGCAGTCGTTTCTGTTGCAGCAACGCTGACAGCAACGTCCGTTTTCAAGTGGCTTGTAACCGCCATGAAACCTGTAATCAAACAAGCATGGAACCGGTTAAAAAATCGCGTAGTGAAGCAGTCGGAATCCTCATCAGACTAATTGTTCTGGGATGGAGTGCTGGCCTATTAACTGCATCCTATGCAGGTCTTTTAGACAAATTTGATCCAACCTACGTCGCCTCTATTCTTAGTGGCACTCTCACAACTTTCCATATCACCCGAGAGAAAAGAGAATGAAACTTCTTATTCTGCTCCTCCTTTTTGGTTCGGCTGCAAGAGCTCAAACAGTTACACCCAGTTGGAGTCAAGGTTCTTCTCAAAGCACCTCAACTACCACGGTTGACATTCAGCGTACCGTTAGCCATGAAATTTATGGCGGCGAGCACAAAAGCTGGTCTGGATCAAATGTAACTGCGTCAGGCGACATCACTGACTCTGCAACCACCTTTAGCGTTACCGACACCACACAACCATGGCAAATGGAAATTGTGGATCGTCCTGCCGGTCTGATCGAAACGATCGACATCACCGAGGACATCGACACGACCATAAACGAAACTACGCTAAGTATCTTCTCCCAGTGATACTTTGCTCTCTGCCGGCTTATGCCGAGCCAGAGACACAGATTACATCTGCGCCGACCTCACAAGCTGTTGGCACAGTAAATAATCAGGCGGTGCAATTCCAGAACAACGGTGCGCCGTCTCGTCAACAGTTTCGTAGTGGCACTAGCTGTAACGGTGCCACGATGACTTTTTCTCCTTTCTATATGGGTAACGATACTGTTCCCATGGATAGTGAAGGTTACGTCAAAAATAATAACTGGGGTGCCCAACTTAATTTTATGATCCCTCTTGACGGATCTATGATCGAGCAATGCAAAAGCGTTGCACGACGAATAGAACAACGTCAACGGTTGGATTATATTTTGCTTAGATCCACTAAATGTGCGGCTTTGCAAAAAGATGGATTTACCTTTCGGCCTGGTTCCAGATATGAGGCGTTATGTAATGACATTGTTCCAATAGTTTCTATTACCGATGCTGTCACTTCTCCTGATCCTGTGCCTGACGTTCCTCCTCTATAAATTGCTCCGTATTATTAGGGCTTACTAATGTCAAAAGAAAGAGCAAGCGAAGAAAGTTTCAACGAGCTACACGCTCTTGTTACTAACGAGCTTATGACGCGAATCAAAGAAGGTGAGGCCACTACAGCCGACCTTCGTGCCGCTATTGAGTGGCTGAAGACTAACGACGTTACTGGTATTGCTATCGAAGGCAGTCCCCTGTCTGGCCTTGCTGGTCTCATCCCTGAATTGACTTTTGACGAAGTTCAGGAATACCTATGACCAAATCCTCTGCCGCACGTTTGAGGGCGCAGAAGAAATACAACAGAAAGCCAGCACAGCGGAAACGTCGAGCTGCCCTCAACAAAGAAAACCGCCGCCGTGGAACCTACGGCAATGGCGATGGCTTGGACGTTAGCCACAAGAAGAACGGTAAGACCACTCTTGAAAAAGCATCCACGAACCGTCGCCGTAATGGACGTAACGGTAAATCGAAGTACAAAAAGTAACTAATGAGCCACCGATGGACACTCCCCGAAGCCTCATGGAAGACCTCCTTACATTCCGCTCTGGTGATGCAAAGCGTATGTGGAGGCAACTTATCAAGCTTCGAGATGGCAACCGTTGCACATACTGCGGTTCCACAGAAAACCTGACCATCGATCACGTCCGTCCGCAATGCCATGGCGGTGAGACGAACGCAGACAACTGCGTTACTGCCTGCCTCAAGTGCAATCAAGCCAAAGGCAGCATGGCACTTAACGATTTTCTCGAAACACTTACCTGTAAGAACTAATGACTGCTCAGTCTGTATCTGCTTTCTCTAACCGTCGCGTTGGCCTTCTCGGTGCATACGTCTACGGCGAAACTCCTATTGACTCCACTGCCGACACTGCTCTGGCAGCTATCACCACTAGCAGCACCGTTAAGGACGTTCTTGTCATCCTTGACGCCTGTATCGCTCGTGACCGTCAGACCACTTCCTCTGGCATCGGCCGCGCAAGCGTGACTGAAACCAGCGTTGCTCCTACCGACATTGCTCTGTCTGCGGCTGCACTGGCCACCGGCGCAAACGGTTCTGTGACCCCTGTCACCGTTGGCACTCTGTCCAGCGTGTCCGGTCTGCGTTACCAGCCCGTTACCTTCTCCCTGGTTTCTGGTACTGGCTCCACCAACAACGGCGTGTTCAGCATCACTGGCACGACCCTCAAGTACACCGGCGGCGCTGCATCCGCTGGCACCCTCTCCATTCGTGTGCGCGTAACCGACTCCAACAGCGGCACCTACGAAGAGGCCTTCACCATCACCGTTAGCTGATCACAGGTACTTGAGTACCGCTGCATTAGACAAACAGCTCAGGGAGGACTTCCGCGCCTTCCTGACGCTTGTTTGGCGTGAACTGGGCCTGCCGCGGCCATCCAGAGCTCAGCTAGCCATTGCTGAATACCTTCAACACGGTCCGAAACGATTGCAGATTAGTGCGTTTCGTGGTGTTGGTAAATCTTGGATTACTGCGAGTTTTGTTCTATGGAACCTGTATCGAGATCCAGACAAAAAGATTATGGTTGTCAGTGCTTCGAAAGAACGAGCGGACAACTTTGCGATTTTCACACAGAGGATTATCTTAGATACTTCTTGGTTAAGCCATCTGGGACCGAAAAACGACGACCAAAGATGGAGTCGGATCAGTTTCGACGTTGGTCCCGCTAAAGCTTCACAAAGTCCCTCGGTCAAAAGTGTAGGAATTACCGGCCAGATGACAGGCAGCCGTGCGGATCTGCTGGTTTTTGACGACGTGGAAGTACCCCTCAATTCCTGCACAGATGCCCAAAGAGAGAAGTTGCTTCAACTTGTAACTGAAGCCGAAGCTATCTTAACTCCGAAAGATGATTCCCGAATACTCTTTCTTGGGACACCGCAGTCGGTGTTCACCATTTATCGAAGACTGGCCGAGCGTTCGTACAAACCATTTGTATGGCCAGCCAGATACCCTAAGGACGTTGCCCGTTACGAAGGGCTTCTCGCGCCGCAGTTGGTTGATGACATCGAAAAAGGAGTGGAGGCGGGGACACCCACCGACACCCGATTTACAGATCTAGACCTCCAAGAGCGTGAAGCGGCAATGGGCCGCTCAAACTTCCAACTGCAGTTTCAGTTAGATACGTCCCTTTCTGACTTTGAGAAGTTCCCGCTCAAATTTGCTGACTTTATTGTTACTCCCCTTGGACAAGAATGTGCTGAGCGTTATGCTTGGTCCTCAGATCCTCGCTATTGCCTTAAGGAACTTCCTGCTGTGGGGCTTCCTGCAGACAGGTGGCATGGCCCCATGTTTATTGACGAAGGAATCGTTCCGTACAGCGAGACGATTGCATCGGTCGATACGAGCGGGCGCGGTGCCGATGAAACTTGCGTCACCATCCTTAGCCAAGCTAATGGATACATTTTCTTCCGAGACATGCGTGCGTATCGGGATGGATACTCAGATGACACGCTCTCTGCGATCGTTCGCCTTGCAAAGCGCTATGGCGCAACAACACTCCTTATAGAAAGTAACTTCGGGGACGGGATGATATGTGAGCTCTTCAAACGTCACCTCATCCA